CTGGAGAGGCAAGTAAGGTTAAATTTACCTGTAGCTTAACCAAAAGAAAATATGGTTTATCACAAGTCAATGATTGGTTTAACACACCTGAAGTTCAAGAATATACTAAAGCTGGTTATGTTTTAAAGTATATGACTAAAACACAGGAAATGCAAAATCCACCACAATATGCAAAAGGTAATCTTGAGCAGATACTTTGTTTGGTTATGATTAAACCTTATAAGCCTCAAGCTAATGTAGATGGATTTAAGCCTGTAGGCCAAACTATGCCACAGTATAAACCTCAACCAATGACAGAGGCTCAACCATCAGCACCAGATAATGCTATGCCTGTTGAGAAGATGTCAGATATGGACGATGAGATTCCATTTTAATGTCTAAACTATCTAAAACTCAAGAAGAACTTATTAGCGATTTCTATAACTTAAAAAAAGACTTCGCTATTAAGTTAGAGGAAATACAAGCATTGTATTTGGAAGTTAAACAACAAAGAAATTTAGCTGAAAAATACGAGTTAGAAAACAAACATTTAAAACAACAAATAAAACAATTAGAACAAGAAGCAGAGGAGATGTTATTATACCCATGATTATATTTGGAAAAAGTAAAAGCGATTGGAAAGTGTTAGAGTTACATTATAGACGAGAATGGATTTGCTTTGTAGTAGGATTTATATTAGGAGTTATATTGATATGAGTCTAAGTAATAAATCTTATGAAGAATTAGAAAAAGCCTCACAAGATTGGGCTGAATGGCATAAGAAAGTAATTATACTTGATGAGGGTCGTAAAGCTACATTCAGTAAAGTATTCTTAAAACATAAATTAGATTCTAAAAGTATTACTGAGGCAGAGCATAAAGCTAGAACTGATGAGGAATATAAAAAAGTTGTAGATCAATATGCTGAGGCTGAATTAAATTTAATTAAGAGTCGTTATCATTATAACAACCTTGATAAATATGTAAGTTTAAAACAATCAGAGTTAAAAAGAGATTTAGCTTTGAACAATAAAGTTTAATGAATTCTACTAACGATATAAAGATTTGCTCCCTTTCGTATGAGTCTAGTAGATAGAGCCATCAGGGAGACTTGGTGGCTCGTTAAAAGAATTTTAGGTGTTTTTAATTATGGTTTTTATAAACGACCATAAATATCTTTGAACCTAAAATAGCTGATGGGTGGTTTTGATCTCTCTCTTTGACCACCCATTAGTTTCTAGTAATATCAAAATGTTTTATATCTGTATCTTCGTGGATTCCTGTATAAGAATATTCATAGTTGACTAAATCTACATCATTTCTTCTTTTAACTTCTTCAACCATTTCATTAACTTTTGTGAAGTATGGGTAAGTATCTATAAATCTAAAGTTGACAAAAGAACCATAAGGATTGTTATGAGTTTCTAATTGTAGTTCTAAATCGGTTATTACTGCATCAACTTTTAATTTGTCCATTTGGACATATTACTTCTTTTTGTTTCGGTTTAAAACCTTATCTGTCATCTTAGTTGAAAATGTTGCAGTAAATACAATAATTACTAAATACCATACTGAGTCAGGTAAGTCGTTAATAATTCTAACCCATTCCTCAAAATTATCTCTAGTGCTGTCAAAAAATCCTGTACTTAACATACCAATTAGCCAAACAAGTAAAATTTCATCTTTATAACTTTGATCTTGGCTTTTTATTCTTTGTACGTCAACTTCTTTACAGGCTTGTATTTCTGCTTCTCTTATAGTTTTTACTTTTTCTGCTCTATGTTTCAGATGATCGCTAACTTTTGAAACTGCTAATTTTGTTATTGGATTATTTAATAATTTTAACCAGATCATTTTAATTCCTTTGCTAGTTCACAATAATGTATTATTTTATCATATTTTTCTTTTAAGTTCTCTCCCTTTTTATTCCTAACTGCATATTTAACTATATTACCATCTATAAAGTCTAAATTATGCGATACAATGAGTTCTATTGGTTGCACTTTTCCTATGTAGTGCTTACCACCTATTTGCTTGTCAGTAGCTTTCTCTGTGGCTCTGTGTGGCTTCTTGAGGCTCATTTATAAGAGTTTACCTATCCATTTACCAGATTTGTCTTTTATAAAGGGTTCTATGATTGGTAGTCCATTATGTATAACAGAACAACCTATAATTGGTCTAGCTTTTTGTAATTTATTATATCTAAATGCAAGTGATTTATTGTTAATCATACAACCAACTTGTAAACCAAAATAAAGCCCTAAACTGTTTCCATAGTACCTTACACCCATCAAACTATGATAATGACCTTGCACACAACTCATGCCCATACTTTGTGCTAATTTTAAAACATCTGCTGTTTTGCCATGACAAAAATAAACTTTACCTAGTGGTGTATCTATTGTTAGATCATCATGCCATACCCAATTTTTATTAACTTGTAAGAAGTCATTATATTTTCTTATATATGCTTTTGGTATTCCATGTTTAAATGCTCGTCTATAAACTAAACTACCATGATTAGAGTCCAACAAGTCCATCTTAGGAAATAATTTCTCTAGTTCTTTTATAATTGGTAAAGACATTTTTAATTCATCTCCAGCACTAGGAAGATCAGGGTCACTATCGTGAAATGACATTGCGTGTTTATCTACTTCATCTCCAATGTGAATTATTTTGTCAGGATTATATTTTTTTTTTAATAATTTTAAATAAGGTAAGAGTTCGTTTACATGATATGGTATGTGAGTATCAGAAATAATAAGAACACTTTTATAAATCATACAAGTTTTACTTGTATAACTATTTAGTCAAAATGTAAAGTATCTGAGTTAAGAACAATAAAGCAACTGCACCAACTCCATAAACTATCCATGTTATTAATTTATCAAATTTAGAATCGATCTTATCTATATCTTCGTGCATATGTTTTAAATGATTTGTTTTTATAATTTTTATTTCTCTCGATAATCCTTTTATATGTCCATACAAAGAAATGATATGTTCTCCTGTAGTTCTAGGCTTCTTAGTCATTTCTTTTTCTTTCTTAAATCTGTGTCGTGTTTTCTTGAGCCACGAAGATAAGAATTTACTCTAGCCATAGCCCAACCTGACATTGGTATTTTTGGTCTTGAACCTGATGATAGCCAAGCACCTTGTCCTCTACGATAAACTTTCTTTAATTGTCCTAATGTAATATTTTTTCTGTTCTTTGCTTTTGCTCTTAGTGTAGAAACAACTTGAGCAGATAATGGTTTTCTTCTTACAGCCATTACTTAACTCTCGCTTTAAACATTGATAAAGGAATAGTAGCACCAGATTTATATAGACCTGACATTTTCTTTAGTAGCTTTGATCTTGATGATCGCTTTTTACCTTTAAGACCAGATAGGTACTTCTTAGGTATTTTAGTCTTTTTATCTTTTGCTACTTTCCTTTTTTTCATTACTTCTTCTTCTTTTTAGCTTTTTTCTTTTTCTTCATTGGTGGTCTGCCTCTTTTAGACCCATAAGTTCCTTTTCCCATTGGCATAATATTCTCCTATTTATTTGCGTTTTTCATAACACTTGCTAAACTTTCACATCTTTTTGTAGTTTGCTTGTGCCAATTACTATCTATCATTTCTGCACTAGCTTTATCAAGGTTTTTTTCTTTTAATGCTTCCCACATTTTCTTGAACTTCATAACTCTAGGTTTGCCTAATTGGAAACACATTTCAACAATAACACCGAATATAATATGATTATGTTCTATATCTCTTAATAATTCTCTAGCTGAATCTGATGCTATTTTAAAATCATTATCAAAAACTTCTTCAAGAGTTTCTTTGTCATAAGTATTACCCTCAACGAAATTGTCAGTGGGTAGTACAAGATGACCATAGCCAATAGTAGCGAAACCCAAACTATCGGAATACACAGTATCCCTAAACCCCTCATGCTGTTTAATTCTTTCTTTGATTTCTTCCATAAATTAGTTCTCCAATGTTTAAGTATATTTAGAAATTTGTTCATAGAACTTCATAAAAATTATTCTTTTTTTGTTTCTTCTTTAGGCTTTGCTTCTTTAAATTTATTTACATAAAAGCTTGAAAGAATATTCAAATCATCTAATTGTGATTGAAGATTATTTTTCTGTCCTTGTAAATTTATTAATTTTTCTACAAAGACAGCTTGTTCGTCAGAAAGATTTTCTTTCTTATACTCTTTACCATCTAATGTAATCATATTAAGCTATGTATGCTTTACCAGCTGTAATTGCATCATTTGATGGTGTCATATCTTCACTTCCCCAATCTTCTTTTGCAACCATGATTTCTAAGTGTCTTACATTTCTGTCAACACAATCATTTTTATCTTCTTGGGTTTCATCTTTCATTCTTGAACCATCAATAATACCATTGATTAAATCTACAGAATGACCCATAGCTGTGTAATCTTGTGCTAATTGATCTGCTGTTCTTGTTTCGTCTGCCATTTTTTTCTCCTATTCTGTTGCTAGTGCAACGGGTTTATTTGTATCAATTTTTTTAAATTCATCAATAATTAATTTAGGTTCTACCATATTGTTTCTTGGGTCACTATCAATAAATTTTTCTTCTTCCCACTTATCTTTCATGTGAAATTGTAAGTTTTTATTATGAGAATAGCCAAATTGTGTCCAACGAGTGCTACCCCATATAACTACACCATGTTTATTTGCAGATGCTGAAAAGTGATTTAAACAACTATCAATACTAACAAAGCCATTTGCACCTTTTAACATTTCATGTATTTCAGACCAATGTAGATCACATCTTATAGTACCATTAAAATGAGGTTCGTTAGGTAAAACACAATTAATAATAGTTGTGTCTTTGTATTCTTCTAATAACATATTAACAACTTGTTGTGCTAAAAATGGTTGATAATTTCTATTAGGATTAATGTTATTGTATTGACCATTATAGGTTAATGGAGATTGACCACCAGAAAATTGAATTAATATATATTTAGTTATTTGATTTTCTTTTAACCATTTATCTACATTTTCTTTTAAATGATCTGTATATATTTTAGGTGTCATAGATGTATCAAATTCTACATTATGTAATTCACAATAACTTTCTATTAAATGTTGTTTGCCAAATTGAAAGTTAGATTTATAAGGCTCACTATAATAAATATTCTTTGATTGCATTATTCTTGAGTCTTGTAAAGGTAGTGTTTGTTCAAGAACAAGTTTTACATCTGGGTTATTTGCAAAACATGGAATGTATGGAGTATATATTTGAACTTCTGATTTTTTTTTTAGCTTTGGGATTAAAGAGGTAAAAGCTGTGCATTTTCCTATGCCACCCTCTACAATGTATGTGTTCATTATTTGTTTTCTAATTCTTCTAATCTTTTAGTCAACTCTTTTATTGCGTTTACTAATACAGGAACTAAATGTTC